GTCAAAGCCATGAACGAACGCGGTATTGAAGTCCGGTATGGCGAATCGCAGCTTTCCCAGCAACAGATAGCAGTAATCTCCATACTCTCCGACTATACGGACAGGCGGGGGATTACCGCTAAATTGGCTGCCTGTGGGGTGAAGTCTGCTCAATATAGAGGGTGGCTCAAACAGCGCGAATTCAACGACGCTATTAAAGCGCTGTCGGCCCGAGGACTTGAAGAAGCTATTCCTCTGGCGGAAGTAGCACTTTCCCAGCAAGCAGCAAACGGGGATTTGAAGTCAATCAAATTCCTTATGGAGGTCACCGGCAGGTATAACCCTGCCCAGCAACAGGCTGTTGATGCACAGCAACTTATGGCTGTATTGGTCGACGCGGCTCAAGAGGTATTGTCCCAGTATCCGGACCTGTTGAAGCAGTACACTGAAACTGTTAAGCTCAAAGCAATGACAGTCAAAGGCTTGCAATTATAAAGCCCCAGAGCTTTGAGGTAATCTATGAGTACGGTTACACCTACTATAAACTTGGTAAAACCTGCCACCATTGAACAGTTCAGCCTTGCTACGTTCAACAATAATCTTGACCTTATAGACGCGGAAGCGCTTTCGCTCCGTAAGGAATCCAAAGGCCTGCTTCAATCCACAGTCGTAGCCACTAACAGCGGTTCTGTTACTGCGTTGACGGTTATTTCCAATATAGCCTCCTTTACCTTCAAAGCCGGGCGGAAATACCGTATCAAGTGGGACTTCACCTATCAGGGAAACACAGCGGGTAATTACCTCACTGCTCTTATAGGTACGTGCCTTACGACGGACGCTGCGGGTCTTACTACGGGAATCACTCAGCTTAATGGACGGCCTTTTAAGGTTCACGACAACGGGATTGATTCCTCCGGATACTGTGAAGCTACGTATCAGCCTGTAGCAGATACCACGGTACAGATTAAATTTCTTATTCAGGTAACTACGGGCGCAGGCACGGCGCGTATTTCAGGTTCTGCATTGCAGCCTACGCTTCTCAATATCTATGACGACGGGTTGCAATTCTAATGGTTGATGCCACGAGTTCCAGTACGGGTAGTTCCGTTAATAGTAATCTGCGTCCTGATGCCCGTACTGTTAATGAATTCCATACTTCCGATGATTTGGATAAGGACGCGAATGCACACCACCATTCATTGGGTATTGGTACAAACCAAGCGTCGCCCGGTTCCCACAAACATGACGGGACCAATAGTTTCCCCCTATTGGAAGATACCTCCCTCTCCGGTTCTCGCGCTGGTGGCGGAGCACTACTTTCAGTAATACAGGCATTGGTGCAACTTGGTGCGACAGACAATACAACGGCTTAGTCTAGGAGAAATGCTGGACCAAGTAGTAGATGGGCTTGAACAATCGGTCAAGTCCATCTACTCTTATGTCCCGCATGAGAAACAGCAGGTATTCCATAAGAGTGAATTGATGGAGAAGCTCTTTATCGGAGGTAACCGTTCTGGCAAAACCGTCGGTAATATCATCGAATGTATCTGGCGGCTGACTAAATCCCATCCCTTTAGACCCGAATTAAATAATATCGACGGGCCTATTAGAGGCAGGTTGGTTTGTGTTTCCTTTGTGGATGGTCTGGAAAAGATCATCCTTCCTCTTTTTAAAGAGTGGATGCCAAAGAAATACCTCATTGGCCGTTCATGGGACAAATCCTATAATAAGTATCTTCGCACCTTGACGTTGGAAAACGGTTCCTTTATCGAGTTCATGTCTTATGATCAGGAATTGGAGAAGTTCGCAGGTACGTCCCGGCATTTCTGTTCCTTTGACGAAGAACCTCCCCGCTCTGTGTGGGAAGAATGTCTTATGCGTCTTATTGATACAGATGGCGACTGGTGGATTAGTATGACACCGGTTGAGGGTTTGACGTGGGTATTCGATCTTATCTATGATCCGTGGCGCAATGGCGAACGTGAAGAGACTCTTGTCCTACAGGTATCCATGGATGATAACCCTCACCTTTCGGATCGAGCCAAAGACAAGATTCTCAAGAACATTACGGATGATGCAGACAGGCAAGCCCGTAAAGAAGGGTCATTCGTTGAAATCAAAGGTCTGGTATATAAGGAATTCGATCCCCATATCCACAGGCGTAGTACTTTTGAACTTAAGCCCGGTATGCGGATTTGGACCAGTCTCGATACCGGTTGGCGTCACCCTGCTGCATGGCTATGGCACGCTGTAGATTCACGCGGACATATCGTTACTTTCCATGAAATAGTGGAATCGGAACGTACTGTTGAGTCATTGGCCGCAGAAGTACTTGAATTCGAGGCTGAATTCATTATCTCCAAAGGCTGCGAAGTATTCGCCCGTACCGGTGACCCGGCTATGAAACAGCACAAAGAGCATAACGGTACGTCCATTATCCAGGAATACGCTAATAGAGGTATCTACATCGGAGTGGAAGGCGTTCCCGCCGGACCCGGTTCTGTGGATATTGGAGTCACCAAATTGACTCAGTATATGACTACGGAAGTCAACGGGTTTCCTCTGTGGACGTACATTAATACGCCTGTTCTCGAAAGGCAGATGAAGAACCTTCGCTGGGAGAAGTTCGATTCCAAGAAACTGGAATACAAGAAAGCTCTCAAAACAACTATTGAGAAGAAGAACGACGATGCTCCTGATTCATTGAGATATCTAATTACCCTTATGGATGATCTGACTCCGGATAAGGTAGCTGATTTACGTAAGAATGTTGATATGCTACCTTCGGTATCAGAATACTATAACCCGATCGCCCCTAGATTGGGCGGTTTTCAATCATATTCAGGCAGTATACTTAGTGGAATTGAAGGTGGATAGAATGGGCGGAGTTTGGGGAGATAATTCTCCTTATGACAATGCAGGTATGCCTTTCGCAGCCGATACGGTTGATTACGATAATAAAGCGGAATTGGCGTTGAAGATGGTCAAGGATAAGGAACCTGAGGACTACGGAGCAGATACTCCGGAATTGACCGTTAATCCGACTCCACAGCATGATTTCCAGACCGATCAGGTGGAAGTACCTCCCGTATATGACGTAACTTCTAACAACGGAGCACTGGAAGAACTTTCCCATCCTGCTGATCTAATGGAAGCCCTTGCTTCTGTGGATAAGCCTATTAGTGCTGAACCTGTTCCAGTAGCTACTGAGGAACAGCCCGTATCTGATACCCCGCTATTCGATGAAACCGCTTCTCAGGACGGACAAGCATAATGAGAGTCAGGAATAATGACTAGATTCGTATTGAGGGAAAGGCCGCAGGCTTATCCCAGATATGACATTATTACTAGGGATTCAAATCCCGGGCCCGTATTTGATTTGGGCGTTCTGCTAGAGGCATATGACGGCTCTATCTATCTTCGTCCCGCCGACGTTATTGAAATGGCGAGGCAACTCGGAATGGCTACCACCGATGAAGTAGCCGAATTGCGGGCAACTATCGGGATGCTCGATAACAAAATCAATCAGCTGCCCCATGCGCAGGAGGAATTGCGAAGTGGACTTGATAGTCTTATCAGCGAGTTTCATTCTAATCTTCGTGGTGACAAGCCTCCTGTTCCTGTTCCTTCTGTGGAACCAGAACAAGTTGATAGAAAACCTGAGACGCCAAAACGAAAAGCAGTCGGATCTATTAACATCTAGGGATTTAGGTACCTATGTAGGTATTCGATCCATTGATACGCAGCCTTCTATTGTCGAAGAAGGCCAGACAGACGATGAAATTGCATTCAGGGAAGCGCTAGCAAAGCCGGGAGGTATGGACGAAAATGACAGATTCTATTACGCAGCCCAAGGCTTCGCCGTCCCTGACTAATATCAAAGCGTTCAAGCTCACTGGCGATCTTAATGACGATATGGACAATCTCAAACAGCGTAAAACAGACGCGGAAGAGACTGCCATTGCCGAATGGGTGAAGAAGCAATACCAGAAGTGCAAGTCGCAGCTTGAACCGATTAAGCGCCAGTGGTATATGAATCTTGCTTTCCATAAGGGCGATCATTATGTGGATTTCGTTCACGGAAGATTGATTAAGATTCCAGCGCCTTCTTCCAAGGTTAGATTGGTTATTAACCGGATCAAGCCTGTTGTTCGTACAGAGGTCTCCCGTATGACCTCCAAGGAGGCCACGGTTGAGGTTGTACCGGCCTCAAATGAAGACGTTGACACTTTGAGTGCTGAGGCCGCTCAGGCGGTCTTTGAGAGCCTCAGGACGCGCCTGGAATTGCAGAAGGTACTACGTAAAGCGGCGTGGTGGTGCTCTGTTACGGGTATTGGATATATAAAGACATACTGGGACAAATCCTATGAATCGGAAGATTCAAACGAACAGGTAATCATAGGCGATCACTGCTATTCGGCAGTATCGCCTTTCAATTTGCTCGTTCCCGATTTGCTCGAAGAAGAGATCGAAGATCAGCCGTATCTTCTAAATGTGTTCACTAAGCCTGTTGACTGGGTAAAGATGAACTACCCTGAGGTTACAAACCGGCCTAACTTCGAGCCTTCTGTGGTTTCCGCAAATGAAATCATGGAAACCCAATACCTCAATACGAAGTCTTCTCAGGCACAGACAGCCGCTCCTGATTCCTGTTTGGTTATTGAAGCATGGGTAAAGCCCGGTGCAACTCCTTTGCTCCCTAAAGGAGGGCGCTGCCTAGTCATCGACGATTGCATCGTTGATTCTGACTACGACGGATTACCTTATGACCATGGACAGTATCCATTTTCTAAAATGGAAGCGGTGCAGTCTGGAGTGTTCTATCCCACTTCCGTTATTGAAGACCTTATACCGATTCAACGGGAAATAAACAGAACCCGTTCCCAATTGGTTGAAGCCCGGAATCTAATGGCAAAGCCCGGTTTCTTTTACCGGACAGGCTCTCTTGACCCGAACAAATACACTTCCAATATGGCCCAGCTTATTGATATCAAGCCGGGGCAGGAATATCCTCAGCCTATTCCCCTCCCACAGATGCCTGCATATGTGGAGAATCTGGGAGAAGGTTTCCTTAGGGATATGGAAGACGTTTCGGGCCAGCATCAGGTATCAAAAGGTTCTGCCCCTCCCGGTGTTACCGCTGGTACTGCTATTTCGTTTCTCCAAGAAGCTGACAATAGCTACATGGCTACTACTCACGCCTCTCTGGAAGACTGCATCAAGAAGGTTGCAAAGCAATCTATTATGCTGGCGGTCCAGTACTGGGATTCGT